GTCTCGTGGGCTCGGAGATGTGTATAAGAGACAGCCCCTATGTCGCTAGAACGAAGAAAATCGATGCCCTCCCTTCTCGGAAAAAAATTCCCTTTAGAAAATTTGTAAAATAGATAGGAGTGATGAAATGAGCAAAGGCAGGCCGAAGAAATTGCTTAACGCAAGCAAAAAGAATTACACAAAAGAAGAAATTGAAGCTAAAAAAGCCGAAGAAGAAAAGCTATACAACTATCCAAGACTGGACTTTTCAAATTATCCGGTCGGACTTTTGAAAGAAGCGCAAAAAGAGTGGGATAGAATCTCTCACTACATTCAGGACTTGCCTATTTCAGAATTAGACCAACAAACAATGATTCGCTACTGCAACTACTCGTATCTGTACGACAAAGCAAGCAAAGAGTTAGACGAACAAGGCTTTTTGATCGATGGTCGAAAAAATCCATTGATTGATACAGTCAATTCATTCTCTAAAGAACTGAAAACAGCAACTAATGATTTAGGGCTGACAATCAACTCTCGGTTAAAGATCGTTAATCCTCAAGAGTTAGAGAAAGAGCCTGACGACCCTTTTGCTGAAATGATGAACGAAGTTGATAGTGATGATTGATCACGTTCAAAAATACATCGATGCAGTGGAAGCAGGCGATATTTTAGTTGGAGAGAAAATACAGCAAGCTATTGATCGTCATAAATCAGATATTGAGAAATCGAAGCAAGATGATTATCCATTTTATTATGATCCAAAATATGCGAAAAATATTGTTAAGTTCATTTCAATGCTTCCTGACCCCAAATCTGGCAAGCCGAATAAACTAGCTAAGTTTCAAAAATTCATTTTAGGCATGCTGTGGGGCTGGCGTAGAAAAAAAGATAATACTAGACGATTCAGAAAGGCTTACCTCTCGCTTGCACGTAAACAGGGTAAGTCTTTAATTGTATCTGGAATCGCGTTGTATTGTTTGATTTATGAGCGCAATCCGTTTCAAGCAAGACAAATATATGCTACTGCCAACAAACGGGACCAAGCGAAAATTGTTTTTAATATGGTTAAGTCGCAACTAAAAGCGTTAAGAAGTAAAAGCAAAGCAATTCAAAAATTTACGAAGGTTCTTCAGAATGAACTCGTTACAACTGATGATTCATTTATGAAGCCATTATCTGCTGATGCAGACACATTAGATGGCTTAGATACATTATTAGGTATTTTTGACGAGTACGCCTTATCTAAAACGACAGAAATGATGGACGTTATCGAAACGTCGATGGGTCAACAAATTGAGCCGTTAACAATAATTATTTCCACTGCTTCAAGTAAGCTGAACTATCCGATGTATTCAGTTGAGTATCAATACATTACTAAACTATTGAAAAACGAAGTTGTGGGTGACGAGTATTTAGCTCTTTGTTGGGAGCAAGACAATGCGAAAGAAATTGCTGATCCTGAAACATGGATAAAGTCTAATCCATTAATGGAAATTTTTGAACAAAAAGAAAGACTATCAGAAAGTAAAAAGCGCCTGTTAGACGAAGGAAAAGCGAAAGGTAGTATTTCAAATGTCCTAACAAAAGAATTTAACATATGGATACAGTCGTCTCAGGAAAGCTACATGAATGAAGAAGAATGGCTTGCAGCTATTGCACCTGATTACATCAAAAAAACAGATTTAACAGGTCGAGAAATTTATGTTGGTGTCGATTTATCACGAGTGAATGACTTAACTTCAATATCGTGGATTATTCCAATTCGAGAGGAGAAGAAATTCTATATCGATAGTTATTCTTTTGTTGCTAACAGAGGTGGGATTGAAGCAAAGGAAAAAGAGGATAAAACACCTTATCGTCAGTATGAACAAGCAGGCTACTGCACAATCAGTAGTAATGCTGACGGCTTAATCGATTATCATGATTTAGTTGATTGGATAACTGATTTCATAGAAAGTAATAGTTTTGAACTAAAAGGAATTTTTTATGATCCATACAACGCTGGCAATGTTATTACTGACCTGTCGAAATTTTATGAAAAAGAAATGATTGAAACACGCCAAGGATTGATTACTTTAAACGCACCAACGAAACAATTGCGTACAGACATTATTCAGGGCAAGACGGTACATTCCAACAACCCTCTACTCAACCGAGCGATTAGGAATGCAATCACGAAAGAAAACAACGATACGATCATGATTGATAAAGCAATGAATCGAAACAAGATTGATCCACTAGATGCGTTAATTAATGCATACACTCAAGCTATGTACCATGATTTTGACGAAGAAGACATAAATGAATTAATTGAAAAAGGAGAGTACGGATTTGGTTGGTAACTTATTGCGAATATTAGTAATTTTACTTTATGTGCTGGGACTAGCTTCATTCGTAGTCGCGGCTTTTTTGTTTAATTTGGTAGTTGGTTTTTTAACAGTTGGTATCTGTTTGATGCTGACTGTTTTTATTTTGGTTCGAGAGTCCGGAATGTAGCTGAAAGGAGGTGAATAAATGGGATTATTCTTCAAAACAGAAAAGCGCAGCCTGTCCAGTCGTTCGAGTACAATGCTCGACTTCATTTCAACTGTAAATGGGAACACGACCATCAACTTTGACGGAGAAACGGCACTAGAACAGTCTGATGTGTTTACAGCGGTAAAGATATTGGCTGGAGATATTGCCGCCAGCAAGTTCAAATTTTCCGATAATAAGCAAGCAGACATTCGAAAGTTAGACATGTTGAACAAGTACCCAAACGCAAGTATGACTCCGTATTCGTTCATGTTTGCTATCACGGCTCAAATGCTTTTGTCAGGGAATGCTTTTGCGATCATTCATGAAAATAGCTTAGAGTTTGCTAAACCGTCACAAGTCGTCGTTTACGAAGATTTAGAGACAGGTGTGTTGCGGTATGAGTACACAAACAAAGCAGGAAATTCGTACCGTGTTGATTCTAGCGAGATGTTGCACTTCAAATATATAACTGTAAACGGAAAAACCGGTATCAGTCCATTGGATGCACTCAAAACAGAACTTTCCATGCTCGACAATGGGAACAAAATGCTAAGCTCCTTCTTCAAGAAGGGGATTCAAGCAGGCGGAGTTTTGAAGCTCAATAAAGGTACGCTGAATAACAAGTCTAAAAAGCAAATTAAGCAAGACTTTGAAGAAGTAAACAGCGGTGCTTCAAACGCTAATAGCGTAATTGTTTTGGACGATACACAGGAATTCAAACAGTTTGAGCTAAATACGGATATTTTGAAGATGATTCAAAACAACGTGTACTCGACAAAACAAATTGCTAAAGCGTTCGGCATTCCTTTGTCACGTTTTGGTATGGAGTTAGTCAATACCAAAGACGATTCGGCTAACGATTCCTACGTTTCTAGTACGCTTAGGGCACTCTCACAGATGATTACAGACGAGTTAGCAATTAAGTTAGGTATTAATGTAGAACTTGACTTCTCGACGCTTACAGGGCAAGACAAGGCTTCTAGGATGAATAAAGCAATGGAAGATGGCAATGGCGGAGACGGTTATTTACTGATTAACGAGATCAGAGATTATTACGGATTGCCAAGCATTCCTAATGGAAATGTTTTGTACACGAAAACCACAGCGAAAGGAGGTGGGAATAGTGGAAATGGAAATTCGGAGTTTAGCGGAAATCCAGTCAACGGACAATCGAACGATTGAGGGCTACGCAATGAAATTCAATTCGTTGAGCAGAGACCTTGGCGGGTTCAAAGAAATAATTTCGCCACAAGCGTTGGATACGACCGATTTATCAGATGTTCGCTGTTTTGTCGACCATGATTCAAGTATGGTTTTAGGAAGAACGTCATCGCAAACGCTAGAGTTGGAAGTGGATGACGTAGGACTTCATTTCAGATGTCAACTGCCAAATACTTCTTACGCCAACGATTTGTACGAATCCATAAAACGTGGTGATATCAACGAATGTTCGTTCGGTTTTGCCGTAAAGGATGATTCTCAAACGTGGGAAAATCAAGATGGAATGTATATCCGCAATCTAAATAAGATCGATGAATTATTCGAAATATCGATTGTTTCGATCCCAGCTTACGAAGGAACGGATGCAGTCTTAGCGCAACGATCATTGAAACGAGTAATCAATGAAAAAGAAAAACGAAAATTAGAGATAGAGCTAGAACTTCTAAATTACTAGAGGTTCTTTTTTTATACCCAAAAACAAAAGGAGGAAAGAGTTTGGATAACGAAAAGTTAAAAGCAGAAGCGCAAAAAGCGCTTGATGCAGGTGATTTGGAAAAAGCAAAAGGCTTGTTAGCTCAGATTCGGGCTAATAAAGAGCAAGAAGAAACGCAAGCACAACTCAAGACAGAGCTAGAAGACGAACTAAAAGGTCTAGGAGCTTCTGATGAGCCTAAAACAGAGCCTGAGACAGAAGAACCAACTGAACCTGAAAAGGATAAAGAACCTGAAAAAGAGAAGGAAGTACCACCTATTCCTCCTAAAAAGGACGAAAAAAAGAAAGAAGAGGAGAAAAGATCAATGGAAGTTATCCTAAACGACAAAAAAGAACCATACACACGCTCAATCAATCAATTCATTCGTACAAAAGGAGAAAAACGCGACGGATTGACAACAGTCGGAGCAGAAGCAGTTATTCCAGTTGACCGTATCACTAAACCAGAAAAACAACCCGAAACAGTTGTCGACTTACGTCAACACGTAGGACGTGTGCCAGTAACAACAGGTACAGGATCATATCCAATTTTGAGAGCTAACAAAAATAAAATGATCTCTGTGGCTGAATTGGCTAAAAACCCAGCGTTAGCTAACCCTGAATTTACAAAAGTAAACTACGAAATTGCCACTTACCGTGGATACATTCCAGTTTCTCAAGAAGCATTAGACGATTCCGATATCGATCTAGGCGGTTTGGTCGCTGAACATATCCAACGTCAATCACTAAACACTTCAAACGCTGCAATTGCTGCAAAATTGCAAAAAGCAACAGCTAAAACTGTTACTACGATTGACGATTTGAAAGACATCGTGAACGTTGCGATTGATCCAGCGTATGCAGTCAAAATCATTGCCTCTCAAAGCTTCTTTAACGAATTGGATAAAATGAAAGACAACGATGGACGTTATTTATTGCAGCAAGATGTGACTGTCGCGTCTGGTTACAAACTATTAGGGCGTGAAGTTGTTGTAATGGCGGATGATGTAATTGGAACAAAAGCAGGTGACAAAGTAGCATTCGTGGGCGACCCTTCACTTTTTGCTAAATACTTCGACCGCCAACAAGCGTCAGTTCGTTGGGTTGATAACGATGTTTATGGTCAATTATTGGCAGGTTTCGTTCGTTTTGACGTTCAAGTAGCAGATAACAAAGCAGGTTTCTATGTTACGTTAGCCCCAAAAGTATAGACCCATCCGGCGTAACGTTAAACAAAACAACGACTACGCTTACGGTGGGGGCATCAGAAACACTGTCAGCGACTGTCTTGCCAGCTGACGCAACGGACAAATCGGTTAAATACAGTTCTAGCGATGAGGCAATCGCCACGGTAACGCCGGTTCAAGGCAAAATCACAGGTATTGCAGCTGGTATAGCAACAATCACTGCAACAACTGCAAACGGAAAAACTGCGGTGTGTGAAGTTACCGTAACTGCTAAATAGGCGGTGATTGAATGGAACTGGCAGAACTAAAAACATACCTTCGCATTGATCATAATCTGGACGACGAGCTTTTAAAAATGTTGGTGTCCACGGCTGAAAAATTTATTCTTGGATCGATCGAAGTCGAAAAAATAGATGATGAACGGTTTAACTATGCTGTCACGTTGCTGGTATCTCACTGGTATGAGAACCGGATTGCTACAAGTGAAAAAGCATTCGCGGAGATTCCATTTGGAGTAACTGCTTTGATTCATCAGTTGAGGGGGTTGGAACATGGCACTAATCAAGACGAGTGATCTAAGTCAACGTATTGACTTTATAAAGGATACGACAGTCAAGGACGAGGACGGCCAGCTGGTCACCACACCTGAGACTGTTTTTTCATGTTGGGCTTGTGTTCAAACACAACGCTTGAGTGACGTTAAGGCGTCAATCGGGACCGTCTTAGAAGGCACACTAACGTTCATTATTCGCTATCAGCAAAAAGCGAAACTAGAAAACGACATGAAAGTAAAATGGCGAGGCAAACTTTTTGAAATCATTACGATTACGAAAGGCGAGTTTGCGAAGGACTTTACGACTGTTATTGCGAAAGAGGCCCAAAAATGAGTGTAGAAGTCGATGCAACCGAAGTGTACAAAGCGCTTAGGGAAGTAAAAGCGAACGTTCAACGAGTGGAAAGCCCAGCACTTAGAAAAGCTGGGGAGTACGCTCAAGAAAAGTTACGACAAAACACACCTTCCTGGGATGGAACGAAGTCAAACGGTAAACGTGGTTCGTATATGCAAGAACATGCTAAGAACCATGCGGTTACAAGCTCGGTAAAAAACGGATTGATAGAAGTCGGCTATGACAAAGATGTTTCTTGGCGGATGCACTTTATCGAGTTCGGAACAATCAAACAAGATCCAAAAGGTTTCGTACAAAAAACACAAAAGCAAATCGAAAAACAAGTAACACAAATCATTGCTGACGAAGTAAAAAGGAGGCTAGGACTTTGAAAACGGCAGTATCACAAGTCTATTCAATTCTGAATAGCAATGAAAAAACAAAGAACATTGATTTTTACACCAATAGTGTTCCGGAATCGGCTCAAACAGTACCTAGCCTTCCAGTTGGCAGAATTACAGAGATATCCGGCAACTATGAAGATTTCGCAAGCAATAATCCTTTGACCATTCAATTCAACGTACAAGTAGATGTATGGGTGTCGACCTTAAAAGAGGTTGATGCCTTTTATTTTACTCTCGATGAGGTTATGAGGGGGAATGGTTGGCAATGCGCATACACGGAACAAACAGATGACGAGGACTTTAAAGGTGCAAAGCGGATTATCAAACGATATGTAGCAAATATTTCACTAAATTAAAAGGAGAGAAAATAGATGGCAACAGTAGGATTTGAGAGCGTCATTTTTGGCGTAAAAACAGATGAAAAAGGCACTCTAAAAGAATTAGTAGCAGATAAGGCGAAAGGCGGAGCGATCGAAGCTAAAATTACTGGATTAGGCGCAACTTCTAACATAACACACGCTTCAAACGTACCGTTCTTCATTGCAAGTAAAGGGGTTTCGTCGCCAAAAGTTACGCTTGACGTGGCAGACTTAATGGATAACGGCATTTACAGCGAAATCATTGGTGCTAAAACCGTGACTGGTGTAAATGTAATTGGTTCAGAAACTGAAGCGCCTTACGTGTCGGTAGTCATGGTTACAGCGAACAAAGAAGGAAAACGCTTATTCATGGGATTGGCAAAAGGAAAATTCAGTCATCCAGATATCAATATGAAAACAGCTGAAGACAAAGGGGTAGAATTGCAAACCGATTCTATCGAAGGGGAATTCATTTCTGATGAACGTGGGTATGTATTTATGACTGCCGTAGAATCAACAGACATGACCTTGCAAAAATTCAAGGACTTGGTAAATAACAAAGGGGTGTAGTAGTTAATCCTGCATCTACACCAATGACAGATACAGGGACACCAAAAGAACCAGAACCAAAAATTGATACACAAGGTTAGCCATTTTTGGCTAGCCTTATTTTTTGTAAAAACAAGGAGGAAAACAAATGATTGAATTGCAATTGAAACTTGACGGAAAGAAAAAAACATTCAAACAACAAGATATTTCCGCACGTGCAATGCGTGAGTGTATCAAATTTTACGAGAAAGCGGAAAAAGCAGACCTAACTGATTTAGAAGCAATTGATTCAATGATTGCAATTACAGCAGATATTTTCCAAGATCCAGCAGTTACATTTGATGCTATTTTAGACGGTTTGACTGCGAGCGAGTTAGTACCGGCATTAGAAAGTGTTTTTGAACAAATCAATGAACTGGGAAACAATGAAAAAAAGCAGATGGTGAGCAAAAAGAGATAAGTTTTTCTGAAGCTAGGAAAGCAATGGATCAAATCTACAAAGATTTAATCGAATCAGGTTGGACGATGAGAGATGTGGATGAAGCCGACTATCATTATTTGTTACACCTTTTTGGAGAAGTGGAGAGTGGCGAAGAATATGTAGATGGTGCTGATTTCATCAAACAATTTTTATCGGCTGAAGACTTGGCGAAACTTGAGGAAGGAGGTAAATAATGGCAGGAAAAGGACAACCGGCAGGAAATATCAAGCTAGGGATTAGTTTAGATGACACTAATTTTGGTAACACGCTGGACGAAATCAATGCGAAAGTCAAACAAGCTGAGTCGAATATGCGTGCCAATTTAAAGGCTTATGATTCAGCAGGACGTTCATACGAAGCACTTAGTCAAAAGACGAAAGACTTGTCTACGGTTATGGAAGGGCAAAACGCCAAAGTAAGAGAATTAACAAAGCGCCGTGATGAAGCGATTAGCAAGTATGGCGAGGAATCGAAACAAGTTGCTAACCTTAACACACAGATAAACAATGCTACCGCAAAATATAATGCTTACAGTCGCCAGTTGAACGACACAAAAAAAGAATTGGTGTATTCCAAAACAGCCGTCAATGATTTATCTAATGAAATCAAAGAAAATGAACGGCAAATGAACGCCGAAGTAAAAGCGCTGAAAGCCGCTGGTGATGAATCTGGTGCGTTTGAAGCAAAACAAAAAGGGCTAGCCAAACAAACGGAATTATCCGAGAAAGCTATCGAAGAACAGCGCAAAGTTGTGAAACTGATGGCTGATGAGTTTGGCGATTCAGCAAACGAAACCGAAGATGCAAAAAGGGCATTAGGAAAGTTAGAACGACAAAGCCAAATATCCAGTAGACAATTAGAAGCACTCAAAAGCTCCAGCGATCAATCAGGAAAAAAAATAGAAGATTTTGGCGACAAGTCCACAAGGTCAGCTAGAAAACTGGACGGACTAAAAGACAAATTAAGCTCGCTAAAAGGCGCATTTTCGTTTGGTGCAGTTGCTGGATTAGCGCATAACGCTATTAGCAGTGTAATAAGTGGCGTGCAAGGCTTGGCTGGTGAAGCAGTAAACGCATCGGATTCAATGGATAAATTCCGCTCTACTATGAAATTGGGTAGTTTTGGCGATGAAGAAATCAATAAAGCAGCAAAAGCAGTAAAAAACTATGCTGATGATACAGTTTATGATCTATCAGATGTATCGAATACAACAGCACAGTTAGCATCTAACGGCATTAAAAATTACACTGAATTGACTCAGGCAGCCGGAAACTTAAATGCTCAAGCCGGTGGCAATGCAGACACGTTCAAATCTGTAGCAATGGTCATGACACAAACGGCAGGAGCGGGAAAATTAACAACAGAAAACTGGAATCAGTTGGCTGATGCCATTCCGGGTGCTTCTGGCGTACTTCAAGAAGCAATGAAGAAAAACGGTGCTTTTACTGGGAACTTCCGTGAAGCAATGGAAAACGGCGAAATATCTGCTGATGAATTCAATACAGCCATTACTGAATTAGGTATGAATGATGGTGCTATCGAAGCTGCTAAGTCTACTTCAACTTTTGAGGGTGCAGTTGGTAATTTACGAGCCAATGTTGTAGATATGATTAATGAAATAATTAATGCTTTCGGCAAAGGCAATATCACTTCTTTAATTGGCGACATAGCCAAGGGGATTGACAACTTAACACCTAAAATCAAGCCAGCAATTGAAAGTATAAAAAACGTTGCTCAACCTGTATTTGACATGTTGAAAAAAGGGGCTGACATAGCAACACTTGCTTTTGGGACGCTGTTTGGAACGTTAGATGGAGATCAAGCAAAGCAAGGCTTTGATATTCTAACTAAAATTTTCCCACCAGAAATGGTTACTTTCGCACAAGATACCATAGAAAAAATAAAGAACGCGGTTAAGACATTATTTGACGTATTCAAAGGCAAAGCGGATATGGGAGACGTTCTGGCTAAACTAGGATTTTCTCCAGAAACAATTTCTAAGATAAAGGATGTTTTCGACAATCTCAAAACATATTTTGATGGTGCTATGACAACCATAAAAAACAGAATAGAAATTGGATGGCAAATTGCAAAAGGAATTTTCGATACTTTGTCGCCATATATAATGCCCATTATAGAAAAGATAGGCGGAGCTTTTTCTAAAATTGGAAAATCGATGACCACATTTTGGAATGAAAATGGTAAACAGATTATTGAAGCAATCAAGAACTTTTTTACGTTTATACAGCCCGTTGTAAAAATCGTTATGGATTTAGTCATGGGGTTCATTGACAATATAATAGGTTTAGTCGAAGGGATTATGAACGTCATTCAAGGTGCTATCAAAATCTTCACTGGTTTATTTACAGGCGATTTTTCTAAGATGTGGGAAGGAGTAAAACAATTGTTTTGGGGTTCTATCCAAGCGTTATGGAACTGGATTCAAATACTATTCTTCAAACGGATTTTAGAAGGAGTAAAAGGCTTGTGGACTGGTTTTTCAGGTTCAATAAAAGGACTGTGGGAAACCGTTAAAACGTTCTTTACTGAAGGTATTTCCAACACTTGGGATAAGCTAGTCAATTGGGTAATGAATCTGTTGGGCAAAGCTGGCAACCTTAAAACCACATTTGGTGATTTCATCAAAAACATGTGGAACAGCGTGAAAAACTTCTTCAGCAATGGCGTTGGAGACACTTGGAATAAGGTAGTTGGCTGGGTAAAAAACGTTTTCAACAAAGCAATTGAATTGAAGAACAATGTTTCTGATGCAATCGGTAACCTGTGGAACGGTATCAAAGACAACTTCCGTAGCGGTATTGATACAGTATTCAATTGGTTTTCAGAACTACCTAACAAGATGAAGGATGCCATTATTGGCGGTAAAAATGCCATTGTTGATGCGTTCAAAAGTATTTTCAACGCAGCGCTTAAGGCGATAGGTGAACCAGTTAACGCAATCATCCATGGTGCGTCATGGGTGCTAGAGAAGTTAGGCGCTGAACCGTTGACAGAATGGGACGTACCACAATACGCAAAAGGAACACCAAACGGAGGTCATCCGGGCGGGCCTATGATGGTAAATGACGGTAGAGGTGCTGAAGCGGTAATCACACCTAACGGACAAGCATTCATACCTAAAGGACGTAACGTAGTATTGAATGCACCAAAAGGAACGCATGTCTTGACAGCTGAAGAAACAGCTTATATGACTGGAAACAAAGCACCAAGATATAGATACGCCAAAGGTACAGGCTTTTTCGGAAATCTATGGAACAACGTCAAAGGATTTGCTGGAGATGTTGGAAACAAGCTGAAAGATGTAGTCGGCGATGTATGGGATTTTGTAACAGACCCGGGAGCGTTGGCTAGGAAAGTGTTAAATGGTCTTGGCGTACTGGAAGGGCTTGTCAAATATCCTTTAGATATTGGTAAAGGTATTCTAAGCAAGGCTACCGAAGCATTGACGAACAAAATCACAGAACTATTCAGCAGTGGCAGTTTAGACACTTCAATGGGCATGCAAGGCGTTTACAAATATTTGGCGGACGTTGCAGTTGCAGTAATGAAGAAGTTTCCAGGCTTTCAAGTAACATCAGGTTATCGTGAAGGCGATCCATACTCACACGGAAAGCACAACGCAATTGATATTGCGCTACCGGGAGTCGTGAATGGTTCCCCTAGATATACCGAAGCAGCCAATTACGCATTTGAGAAGTTTGCAAACAAAATCGGCTATGTTATCACAAATGGTAAGGTTCGTGACCGTTCAGGACAATCAGGTACAGGTGTGCATGATGATTGGCGGACATGGCCTGATGGTGACCACTACGACCACGTGCATTTGAACGGTGTAAGAGATCCGCAGGGCGGACTTGTTAGCGGTGGCGATAGCGTTGGTGGGAGTGGCGTAGAACGCTGGCGGCCATATGTAAAACGTGCTTTGAAAATGAATAACTTACCAACCTTATCCACTTATGTTGATGCGTGGATGCGACAAATCCAAACAGAATCAGGTGGCAATCCGCTTGCCATTGGTGGGAATGACGGCTTAGCAGACGGTAATGCTACTGGATTGCTCCAAACAAAACCGGGAACATTTGCTGCGAATGCTTTTCCAGGATATGGCAATATAATGAGCGGTTTCGATAATATCTTAGCAGCTATCAACTACGCTAAAAAACGCTATGGTTCGGATATATTAGGTGTGATCGGGCGTGGGCATGGTTACGCAAACGGTGGAATTGTAAACCAACATCAAATTGCGGAAATCGCAGAAGGAAACAAGCCAGAAATTATTATTCCGTTAGATAAGGCTAAACGATCAAGAGCGATGCAATTATTGTCTATCGCAATGGACAAACTAGGAGTTTCTCCTAAAACTTATGGAAATGCGACAACTGTTTCCAGTGATTACGAAATCCTAGAAGCCATTGAAAAACAGGCGGCAACAACGAATCAGCTGTTATCGTTATTGCTGGCATTTTTCAAAGGAAATAGCCGAACTGATAGAGATTTAGCTTTAGATATTCAGAAGATCTTGGTTAGGAGGATGTAGATGCGAACTGTATTACTGAGAAATAGAATAAACGAAGAAATTGATTTGTCCACAGAAGACTATTTTGCTACTGGGTTGAGTAATATGGGGTTTGAAGTAAAAAAAGAACATGTGGGACAGTGGGGGAATTTCAGAGAAAGCAGTGAGAGCGTTGAAATATCTGAATTTCAGTCATCTGTAATCATTTCTGTGCATGGGTTTCGAGAAAAAGAACTGTACAATTCACTTGTGCAGTTCCTATCGGAAGGTCCGTTTGAACTGGAATTTGCTTTTGACGGCGAAACAATGGTAAGAAGATGCAGTCTAAAATCTTTAAGTAAGACTGAAATCGATCCGAAAACATCGTTACTAACAGACACTTTAGAACTATATTTCACATCAAACTGGTATTCCGTAAAACGCGAAAAATTAATTCAGCGACCGAATGTAGTGAAAACACGTGGTAAGGTTTTTCCGTATAAAAGATCTTATATCTACACTCAAAACTTGTGGGAGAAAAAAGGTGTATTCAAATTCAATAATAATTCTGTATACCTAACGAATAGCAAGGAACGGATGTCCCCGCTAAAAATTCGTGTGATTGGGAAGTGTTCAAATCCGTATTGGGAAGTAATCCAAAACTCACAAATCATCGCAACGGATGGATACTTCATAGATATGACTGAAACACAGACTCTAGAAGTATCAAGCCTTTTTGAAGATACAACGGCGATTTTAAAAGATATTGCAGGGGTAGAATCTTCTGTCTACCAACAACAGGATTATACAAAAACTAATTTTGTTCAGGCCCCGACTGGAGAATTCAGCATTGTGTTTCATGTTGGGGGGGCAGACGTAGAGATTGAGTTATACGAGGAGCGTGATCTGTTTTGATTTTAGCAGTCACGCTTTTTCATCGTGATTTAATGCTTTATAACGAACATTTATTCTCTAACAGTTTTGAATTTGGTGCGGACGAGATCAACGAAGAGGCTAGTAGCTTTACGATGGATAAGTACGTTCCTGTAAAAACAGGCGATTTTCTACTAGCAAAATATATTCCTAGTGGAAAATTTGCATATTTTGGTGTAATTACGTCGCAGGAAGACGAAAAAATCAGTTGTAAAAGCTTACTTAGTTTAGCTGATAGTGAGATACCGACTGCACGTGTGTCAGGAGATAACTACGAAGAGCATATCCGGCGGTTGATTGAATACTATTTGCTGAATGATCCAACGAAACAACTAAAAGATATTTTAGACGTCAAAGCAGAAAGTGCGACCTCTCATTCGTATCAAGCTACCGATACGAATAAACACAAGTTAAGTGCGTATATTCTCAATGGTTTCAAAAAATACAACGTAAAATGGTATTTCAAGGGAATTCAAAACAGAAAAATCTATACAGGCATACGTGCTGTAAATGAATCAATTTACATTAAAGACAATTCTTCTGAATTTAGCGATTGGGATGTGTTTGTTCAGGCGCCGGGCGCTGGAAACGAGAACAAGCTATTAATCGTTGATAAAGCAATGAAAGATATAGAGAAACCGATAATACTGTCAACATGGTATTTGGACGAAGAAAACAATTTGACACAAGATGGATCGAAAGAAAATATCACGAAACCAACTGTCAATTTGGTTAATATCTACGATCAAACCGCAGAAGATAAAGCATCCTACGAAGATGTGGCAAAATCAGAGTTGAAAGGCAATACGTATTCGCATGAAATCAAAGTGAACGTTGTAAGAAATGCAAAAAATTTGAATGTCGAAACGATTGAAACAGGGATGTTTGCCACGATTTCTTATAAAGGAAAGATATACAAGTCGGTTTTGACAGCTTGGCGAATATCAAGTGATAAGGAGTTTGTGGAATTGACTTTCGGAAACATAAGAAGTCGTTTTATGGATTATTTTGAAGATAATGGGGGATAAAAAATGGTTAGCAATGTGGATGGATATCAATTTGAAAACGTGAAAGTAAGCGCAGAAAATGATGCTAGACTTTATCACGTTTTATATAATCGGAAAAATCAGGTTATTGATGGTTACGATCAGTCTATGAATTTATCTTCAAGCGGATTAACAGTAAAAGTTGCTGCAGGAGCAGCGATTATTCAAGGTCGTATGGTCGTTGTTCGACAAGAAGAAAGTATAACTGTTCCAGCAAACTCAAGTGGTTATATAGCATTAACAGTGGATTTGACACAAGAAGTTATACCTAGATCTATTCTTCCAGAATCGGAAGAATATGAATGGACTAATAATCAAGTCAAGCTAGAATTTATAACAAAAGTTATAAAAGGTAATTTAAACAATGGTGATAAGGTCTATAATTTACCACTATGCTCAGTTAATTCTACTGGATCAACTGTTTCAATCTCAAAGATATCGGATAGTTACGAGCTAACTGTCTCTAAAGGAGAAATTTTGTGGAGGGGGACTGCGTTATTGCATGATACTCAAACTGTCCAACCTTCAAAAAAAATTTGGCAGACAGTTTCAGGTTTTTTATTAGTATGGCTCCCATACGAAAACGGGCAAGCAATTGAGGATAGATATGTAACTACGCCTTTTTATAAGGAACGTGTAACTGTTACTAATGTTTTAGGAGAAATTGTTTCAGGATTTGATGACTATCACAAAAAGTGGTTTAGTAAACGAATAAACTATAATTCGAATACTAATATATTTACAGGTGCAGCAAGCAATGCAAGTGGAGATAACGCAAATATGGTGCTTAGGTATATAGTTTCTTTTTAGTTAGGAGGTATGGAAGAGTGGCAAATTTAGAAATTAAATTATCTGCAAATAAGAGACAGCCTTATCTACGTCACCGTGTTGTTGGTAGAGTTGGTGATGGGGGGCTCACAACAATCAATGTACAACTTCTTGAGGAAGATGAAATTACACCTTTTGTAATTAATCTAAACGGTACTTTGAAATTTGTGGGCGAAGTTTCAAACGGTAACTATACCGAGGGAGAACCAGAAATAATCGATTCGACTAATGGGTTAATTAGTTACACGTTCACTAAGTCAAATTTCAGCACGAGTCATCAATTCAAACAAGCATATTTTGAATATGTAGATCCTAACGGCAAAAAAGTAACTTTTCAGAACTTCATCATAGACGTGTTAGAACGAGTGGATATTAATTCGGAGCAAGCGAAATACTATATTTCTTCATTGGAAAAATTACAGAGTGAAATGCAAACCACTTTCAATCAGTTCATTAGTGATAAACAGGTCCAATACGATCAAATCTACTCGAAATATAACGAATTAGTAAGATTGATAAATGAATCAGATAAGCAAGCAAATGATCGTATTGATCAAACCAATCAGCAAATCGGAGATCTAGGCAAGCTGAAGAAAATGTACAGTAACAGCATCGACTTCGGGGACTATGATTATAGTGGGAATCCGAATTTAATGGCTAATATAAACGCTGACAGCTTCTCGCAAGGTACTGGTGCTTTATCTGTTGTGGATGATGGTGACGAGGTAGTGGTCACGCTTGACCCAAACCATAAATTAGAGATATTAAAAACGAAAAGTCAACCAGCTCTGGTAGTGGGAAAAACATATACCATGAGTGTAGAAATTATGTTAGAAGATGATTTCACTGGAGACCCTAGTAAGATAGGTCTAAGATATATTAAAATGCCTAACTGGGTATCAGAACTATATACGCGTAATACATTAACTACTGCTAAGGGTGTATGGCAAAAACTAACTGGCACCGTTAAAATTACTGCTACGAGTGATAACGCTGAAAGCTGGTTTATAATGCTACAAAATAAAGACGCTAATAATCACCTATCTGGTAGGTTACGCTTGAGACACGCTAAACTTGAAGAAGGCTCAACAGCCACACCATATCAACCTAACTTACTTGATGACCCTTACTGGCTAGGTAAAGCTTCTTTGGGTCAAAATATTGCAAATAAGTCTGTTGCGTTTCCAATCAAATCTAGCGCCTACAGCCTATATCAAGCTGACATGAAAGAAGAATTTATTATAGGTCAAACGTATACTATCACGCTTAAAGGAACAAAACCCGCAAGTCAAACCTTTGTAGCATATAATTGTTGGAACATTAATTTAGGAGGCCTAAAACCGGTTGAGGGATTGACAGACGTATGGTCTCTAACATTCACACCAGCGTATCTTGAGACAACTGCACCTAAAGACCTTCGTATTTATCAGTATCCAGAATCAACAGCAGGCGCATGCCAAATTGACTGGCTCAAGATTGAAAAAGGCGACACCAGAACCCCTAATATTAGTCAGTTTAAATACTTTGGTGAAGGATTGAAAGACAGCAACAATCCGAACGACTATAGCTGGGATATCACACCAGAATATGCTGAAAAAAGCTTGAATAATACGGTTAGTCTGACTGAACCCGAAACCGTTTTAGGATTAAAAAATTTTATTGACGGAATTCAAGTAGATGGTAAAGATGTTAGAACAAAATATAGTCTTTCATGGACAAAAATAGCAATTTCAGGCAAAGCAACTAGTAACTATTTTTATGTTAGAAGAGATGGAGATATCATTACTTTTAGTGGGCAGTTAACGATAGAGCCTATAAGTTCTTGGAGTGAAAATATTATAGGGAACTTAATTGAAGAGTTCTATGTATCAGTAATTCCGGGCTTGAACACCATCACTTGGGATGCCATTTCAGAAGATGGCAAAACTCATGCATTAGCTAGAATAACAAAAGATGGTAAATTGGCAATTATGCAAACTTACGGAGATGTAACTACTGCTAAAAGTTACTGGATTACACAAAGTTTTCCGGCTGCAATTTCATTTGAATAGGAGTGATACAATAATGAAAAACATTTGGAAATACGGACGTACTGGCGGAGAGTACGCAGGAAAAGTATTGGACGATATGCTTGTATCCGTTCCTTACACGGATCAGCCGCCACTTGAAGGAATTCGTGCTGATGGCGAACCGCTAACGATCGCTGATCAGATGTTTGATCCTAAACTGAACCAATGGATTATTTTAGCGAACGCGTTAGATCACAACGATTTAAACAATCTCAAAGCAATGTATGAGTCGTTAGAAAATGAGAACGGCGATTTAAAACAGATCAACGCCAAACTCATGCTAAGCGATGTAGCAATTAAACAGGAAAATACTGCATTGAAAGAAAAAGCGAATGGTTTAGCACAAATCAATTCAAAAATGATGCTTGCTTCGTTCCAAAATAGCAAAGACATTTCAGAAATTAAAGAGCAACTAAATCCAGCTTCAAAGGGAGGTGAGTAGTATGTTTAGTTTTAGCGATGTGAAAATGATGTATGATTGGGGCTGTTTTACTGACGATCAAGTTCGACTATTCGTTCCACTATGCATTACAGACGAAGAAGCAGATAAAATCATTAATAAAGATAAGAGCGCATCTTAAGTGATGCGTTTTTATTTTAGGTAAAGGAGTTGTCACATGATCAATTTAGGGGAATGGGGAACAATCGCAGGATCAATTACTGCGATTGTTTCTTTGATTTTATTAGTAATAAGACCAGTCACTGCATCTTTCTCGAAGATTACTGAAACTCTTTCAAAAGTAAGTCACAATTTAGATTTGCTGACTAAAGATTTAGAATCGAGCAAATCAGATCGATTGATGATTCATGAAGAACTCAAGAAACACGATGAAAGATTAGATACACATACAGAAAAATTGGTGGAACACACGCAACAAATCAAAACTTTATTTAGGGAAACATCTCGATAAAAATAGAAAGAAGATGAATAAAGATGATCTTACCTGATAAATATTATCAAATCATTAAGTGGGCGGTACTTACGGTACTTCCGGCTACATCTGTATTAGTTGCAACACTAGGCAAAGCGTATGGATGGAATGGAACAGATATGACAGTGCTGACTATCAATGCAGTAGCCACGTTTTTAGGTGTTATCACTGGTGTGTCAGCATATAATTTGAAAAAATAGGAGGAAACAAATGAAAAAGAAAATTACTATTACTGCGATGAGCCTTTTAATGGCTCTTTTTTTGTTGCCAGTAAATGGATTTGCCTACACGATTAATAATGAGTTTAACTTGGCATCTAACCAGGGCGATTCTCGATTAGCTTATCAAAATTATATTCTCATCCATGAAACTGCGACACTTGCTCCTGCGAGTAATGTAGCAGCTAATATGAAGAATAATTATAATGGTATTAGTCCTTATACAACTGATGTTGTTGGAGACGGAGGGATTGTTTACCGAGTAGGAGAACCAGGCTATGTTTCTTGGGGTGCACTGAATGCGAATCCATATGCTCCTGCACAAATTGAATTACAGCATACTTACGATCGTAACCTGTTTGAAAAGAATTATCGTGCTTACGTAGAATTAATTCGTGATTACTGTAATCAGTTTAATATTCCTAAGACTTTAGATACGGGGTATCCGAATAAGGGAGTAAAATCTCATTTATGGGTAACAAATACCTACGGAGGAGATCATACAGATCCTTACGGTTATCTTTCTGAAATGGGCGTAAGTAAAGAAAAATTAGCATATGATTTAGCTCATGGATTTACCGATGAAAATCCAACTACTTCAGATGATAAACCAGTCATTGATACAACAAGAGCAGGCGCTGCAAATCCTACGCTGACAGATGGAACAAATTACGCCCACATTGATCAGTTCGGAGAAATCGAAAACGCAAACTTGCATGTGGCTGGATGGCATATTGCTAACTACCAATATGAGTATATCTTCATCATGGACTATAATACTGGCAAAGAGTTAGCACGAGTAAATGCTAATGGCGTTTCACGTCAAGATGTGAACCAATCTTATAGCACTTATGGAAACGTCGGTTATCATGTATCATTCAACATGCGTAATTTCTCTAACAAGAAAGTATACGTTATGATGCGTGCTACAAATGATCCAGAAGGAAACACTAAAGGTGGCGCGCAAGATTTCCATGACAAACGTTGGTATTTGAATATTCCGCAACGATAAAAAAAGCCCCTCGATGAGGGGCGGTACATATTATGTAACTTTTCCTAATCAATAAAAAATTCATTAGTGGGTATAGCCATACTAACATTTGAATCTCTTACTTGACCTGTTTGGCAGAAACCAAGAGATTCATAAAAACCACGGACATCAGGTTCGCTTTGAACTGTAATCAAACAAGCTCCTATATTACTTAGTAGCGCAGTTTTTATAAATAAAAAGACATAATACATCATCTCTTGACCTAAATGTTGCGCTTGATAAGGTCCGTTAACGGCAAAGAGGTGTATTTGTATACCAGGAATTGATTTACGGTAAACTGGGTTTTTCCAATTAGTTAATACAACTTGTAATTTGGATTTTTTTGTAATCAATACACGATCAGTAGTTAAAGAGAAAAAACCTAGTAAGTAGGTTTCTTTACCTTTTGGGGTTACAAACATTAAATAAGTCTTTGTAATTCCATATTGTAAATCTTCTAGTGCTTCGTTTTTTAAGTAAGAATCAATATGAGCTTTTCCAGAAGAAAAAGCCTCTACTAAGGCTCTTTCTTTGTCATCGATATTTGATATTTTTTTAAATTCAACTTTATCATCAAGTAACATATCTGCCTCGTTCTATACCTCGTATTTTACACCATCAACATTTATTGTTTTTATTTTCTTCATGCCAGCTAATGTATTAGCGATTTTTGAGTTTGAAGGAACTTTTTTGTTTTTATATATATCGTCTAGAAATTTGCTACACTCTTTTTCTTAATTGAAAACTAATTCAGTGTTTTTAATAGTGGTAGCCATAAAATCACTCCTCAATATGTTGATTTTTTATGTACATATAGTATACCAACTTAGAATCTTAGAGTAAACATAAATCACTTGACAATTTTAAATATGTTTATTAGCATATTTTGACTTCTAACATGTTGAATATTCTAGTTTTTAATTTGAAACTGTGTAATAATAAATATGCCATCACAACAAAGAATGAAACCCATTATTATCTAGTCTATCTCCATTCTTTTTGTTAGCAGGAGTTGTGGTGGCTTCTCGTACCCTTAGCTCAGTTGGTTAGAGCAGACGGCTCATAACCGTCCGGTCGTAGGCTCGAGTCCTACAGGGTACATATATACCAAAAGCACTCATCAATTTAATTGGTTGAGTGCTTTTTTATTGTTATTAAAAATTAAAAAACTAAAATACATACCCGAATTTCATACCCGAAAACAAAAAAATGTCATCACGTACATCTTTTTCGAAACTACCGAAGTAGCCAAAGATGTACTGATGACGTGGGTTTGGCACCCAATGGGCCGTGAGGGGCTCGAACCCGCGACCCGCTGATTAAGAGTTCGTTATTTAATGGTATTTTAAATGAAGATAAGCGAATTTAAAGCATTTTTAAATGCTTATATACCGCAAATTATCCCAAGTTTTTGTATATCCTACCCGAGTTTATACCCGAAAATATAATTTTTTAGTGTTATTTTATATCTTTTTTTAATAGTTTTTCAAACGCTGTAGTTGCTGTATCTTTTTCTTTGCGTAAGACATGGCCATAAACATTCATTGTAGTATTAAAATCTCGGTGTCCTAATCGTTTTTGAAGCTCTTTTGGAGTCATATTAGGATCGCTAAGCAAATAGGTAGCTGATGTATGTCTAATGTCGTGAAAACGAATGTGACGCAAATTGTGACGTTTGGTGAATCGTTTGAACTTCTTATACAGATAACTTCCACGTGGTAAAGTTCCGTCTTGTTTTGTATCAAATATAAAATAGTGTCTTAATTTCTTTATATTTAATTTCCAACGAATTTTTTTATTCTCTTTGATTAATTCATCTAACATATCAAATAGATAAGCAGGACCGGTTACTATTTTTTCATCATCATCATTTTTCAAACCTGGCAGCAACCGAATATCTGATTTTCCATCCACTTCTGAAATCCGCTGATGAAATCTTATTTCTTGTTTGTCAAAGTCAATATCTTTTTCTTCTAAAGCTGCAATTTCTCCTTGTCTTGCTCCTGTAATAAATGCTAGAACAATTAAAGTTTTAATTTCTATGCTTTCCTCAAATGCTGCTTTTAGCATTGCATGAATTTCTTCTTCCGAATAAGGTTCTTCGATATTCTTTTTTACGCCTTTTTCTTTTGGTATTTTTACATTTTCCACAGGATTTTCTTTAATTGCTCCGTACTCATTTTTAGCCATCAAAAATAAGTTGTTAACGGCGTATAACATACGAAGCTTTGTATTTCTTGATAAAGGTTTATCAGAGTTTCTTCCAGGATCTTTTGTATTGATTCTTTGAGCATTAACAACAATTTTCTTTATCATGTATGGTTTGATATCGATTAGAGGGATAAAATCAAATTTATCAAGAAATCTATTATCGATCATTCGCTTATAGTTATGATAAGACTTTGGCTCTAAATTTTTTTCGGCCTCTGAAAGCC